GGCGATCATCAGCACCGTGCGCTCGTCGTCGGACAGCGGGACGATGGCTTCGCTCATACCCCAAACCCCACAGGTTCGATCCGGTTCATCGTCAGCGCGAGACGCGTCTGCGACCAGCCGCTGGCACATGTCATGATCTGCTGCTCAAGGGCGCGGCCCGCTTCGGCACTCATTCTCTCATTGTGCCCGTGTTCCATCAACCGGCGCATCACATTGGTCCAGTTGTAGACCATGTGAAAAGCGCCCTTTTCGCTCAGTTGCAACCTCTCGGCGTCGGTTTGCGCGGCGAGTTGCTGGCCCATCACGCCCGTGTTGTCGGGGGACGGGTTCCACTCGTATGTGTGGAGAGGGATGTCAATATAATATAAGCCGCGTTCAAAGAGGGCCATGATCGGCAGCACCATGTCTTGGCTTTCGATGTTGCCGAGGGGCCCGTACTTTTCGTAAAGATCGCGCGCCCAGGCGCTGCTCGCGCTCGAGCCGATCAGGTACTGGATGCACTCGGCGGGAGCGATAAACCGGGAGCAACAATCCGGGAACGAGCTTTGGCCGTTCTGACCGGCGCCAACATAGGTCACCTTTGTGCCGATGTAGGAGGGGTTGAACTTTTCGAACGCTTCCAGCGTCTTCTCGGCCCGTTGCGGGTGATTGTAGTCGTCCGCCGAGCAGGAGATGATCAGGTCACTGCGGGCATGCTCGTGGAGCCAGTTGAACTGAACGTTGAGACCAGCCATCCCCTTCAAGTCGGTATGCGGGCAACGGACGAGCTTGACGGACTTCTTGCCGGTGTATTTGACGAACAGGGTGTTGACAATCTCGTAGCTGCCGTCGTCCGACCCCTGGTCGGAAACCAGCACGTCGATATCGTCAATTGTCTGCTCCAGAATTGACTGTACGCAGCGTTCGACCCATTGCGCTTTGTTGCGCAGCGGAACCTGGAATGTGACTTTGCTCACTCTTCCGCCGCCTCGTACAGCAACCCTTCGGGCGTACACGGCGCGCCGAGGTTGCGCATCTCATAGCAAGCGACATGGCGGTTGGTCTGCCGCGCCACGTCATGACCGCAGCAGTAATACGCCGGCTCCCGGGCGCCGTTAAACAAGTGCTCTGCAACCTCGCGCCGAAACTCCTCTTGCGCCTCGCCAGTCGTAATGTCGCGCTCGTACATGTGCTTGCAGCGCTTGCAGGCCGGCACGCTCATTTTACCGCCTTCAGCACGATCTTGTATTCCTTGACGATGTTGAGGTTGACCAGCGCCATCTTCTCGAACACGGCCGGCTGATCCACCAGCTCGGGGAAGCGCGGGTCCACCACCCGCTCGACCGAGACCATCTCGAAATCCACGTCCCACATGTCGGCGAGACAGGTGTTTGCCGCCTTGTTCTCGCGGAAATAGGCATTGTTCCGCTTGCTTAAGAGGCTTAGCGAAGCCGGCGTGATCGCACGCACATGCGTCGGATCGTTGACAAAATCCTCGTGGAAAGGGTTGGGGCAGTTTATACGGACGAGGGCGTCAGGCGCGCAGACGCGGTAGAGTTCGCTGATTAAGTAATGATATTCTTCAACAAGCTCTCCCATGTGCTCTAAAGAATGATTAAACAACACCTCATCAACAGGATCATCATCGTCATCGGCAAAGCCCCAAAATTCTTTATCCAATTCCCAAACCACATCAGGCTTACATTGAGGATCGCTATCGACGTTCACCCAGCCGTCGAGTTTCTGGTAGCCGCACCCGGCATTGATTTTCATTGCTCTACCCACTCCGCATGCCCTTCGGCGACAAACCGCTCGAAATTCTCGTGGTTCTCCAACCAAAACTGCTCGGCAATCGCCGACAGCCCCTCGGGCGGGTCGTCATAGTCCGACCCCTTGATAAACTTCAGCTTCCCGCCGCGAAACGGCGGCAAGTGATCAAACCGCCAGACGACCCAAAGCTGCTGCTTGTCGGGCATCGCATAGGTCATCATCGACAACTTGACACCACCGCGGGCCTTGGCGTCGGCCTCGCCCTGCTTCAAATCGCGGTTCCCACAAACCAAAATCAGCGGCATGTCATTCACCCTCCCAGCCGGGCATGATCATAACAAGTACGGCGATATCCCCCGTCAGATGGCCAGCCACAACTAGCCACCTTTTTACATCCAGGTTCGTCGCAGATATTCTCAAATTGCTCGGCGGCTCGGCACTGTGGGCAGACGCTCCAAACCTGATCGCTCTCAGGATCGCTAAAGCGGACAATCTCACCCTCGTTGCCGCACCATTCGCATTCGGTACAGCGGAACAGGATCATCCCCTTATCCTTCCCAGGCAAATTGCCCGATGGTCCAGCCCGTGCGGGCATCTCAGGTCGGCGCAGATCGAGCAGCGGAAAATGGTCGGCATCGTCCTACTCGGCTCGTTGCCCGTCTGCATCCGCGCGAACACGCAGCGCCGGCAGCCGCACGCCGCCAACCACGCATCATCGGCGCCGTGCATCAACCCGTATCCGCCACGCTAGAAGCTGCTGGTTGTGCTTCGGACAAATGGCTTGGTCCACCAGCTTGCCGGCGCCTTGGCTATAGCGTTTCACGTGAAACATTTTCACCATAACCACTCCTCCACCCCTATCGTCACGCGGAATGGCGACGGTTTACCTTGCTCTCGCTCAATGATGCGACGTAGCGGCCCCCACGCTTCAGGCGTATCCGTCTCGGCGATAGCCGCATTGAGCATTCTCAGGAATGACTCGCGACTGATGAGGGCCTGCCACTTAACCAATTCAGCCATCACCGCACCCCTATACCCATCGCGAGCAGATAGTGGCTCATCGGGAAGAACCCGCTGTGCAGCACCTCGTCATTCATCGACAGAACCAGAACGCACCTAAAGTATTGCTCCATTAGCCGCTTCAGGTCGCCGCCGGTCATGCAGGCGACGTGACCAAGCTGGCTCATCTCCGAGGCGTATTGCTGCGATTCCAGCGATGGAATGCCGATGATGGCGCGCCCGTCCGCTCGCAGCGACGCGCAGACGTTGCGCAACACCGCATGGCTGTCGGCGATGTGCTCGAACACGTCGAGCATGTAGATCGCTTCGTAGGGCCGGACGGGCAGGGGACCGTCCGTAATATCCCACTGCAACGCCCCGCTCTCCTCGCAGAAGCGTTCATCAAAGTCGTAGAGCCACAGCGCCCCAACAGCCTCTTTGACCAACCGTCCCGCAAAGCCATCGCCGCAACCAATCTCGGCCACCATCTCCACACCATCGAGAAGGCGGGCGACTTGCTTATACCGGCTCAGCGTGAACAGCAGCGTCTTCGGGTCGTCGCGCCAGCGCTGTGACGACATCGACCCCAGCGTCACAAGCGGTGTCGCGAAGCAGCGATCGTACTGGCGCTCGGTCATTCCTTGCCTCCAGACGCGCGACCACGCGCCTCACCCTGCAGGTCGGCAGCGATCACATCAGAGCGGCCCTGCGCCTTCACCGCTTCCAATGTCTGATCCATCTTGGAATTGGTGTTTTCCTCCAACAACTTCATGTCCTTGCTGACTTCAAGAATAGAGTGCTTGGCACTCTGCGCTTCGCGCTTGGCCCGACTGGTCTCCACCGTGTTGTAGAGCAACACGCCAAACGCGCCCAACCCGATCATGTCGCTGAGCCAATCAGTCACAACGGGTGCCGCCAGTCGATCCAGCGATGCACCAGGGTCAGCACCAAGACACCGAACACACCGGCCATGGGGACCACGAACACCCAGAACGACGGCGTGTCCATCGCCGCCATCAGTCCGCTAAGCATGTCAGCTCCTCCCTCACCCGCGAGATCACGTCGCTCCATTGCTCGCCCAAAGACCGGCGCCAAAGCCGATGGTTCGGATACCAGATCGTGTCCTCACGCCCATGCTGCCAGCGCCAATCGCACCCCCGATCATTGAGCAGCAGCCAGGTCTTGCACCCCGCCGCGCCGGCCAAATGCGCCGCCGCCGTGTCCACGCTGATCAACAAATCCAACTGCTCGATCTCACGCAGGGTGTCCCGCATGTCGATGAGACCCGGCGACAGGTCGCGGATCAACCCGTGCACGCCCAGCTTGTTCATCTCGTCCATGCCGCGCGGCCCTACCTGCAACGACACAAACTCAAGCCCCGGCACTTCAGTCAGCGGCAGCAAATCGACAAGCGCGATGCTCCGTGACTCATCGTTGTCGTGGTTCGGGTCGCCCGCCCAGACCAGACCCACGCGCCAAACCGGACTCTCAGATGTATCGCCGGTTAAAATCCGCGGCAAATACGCCGCCTCCGTTGCCTTCAACCCCAGCGCCGGAAGATTCATAAGAGGTGCCCATGCGTCCACGCCACTTCCCGGCAGCGCACAGGGCATCGCCTCAACCTCCATGTCAGGCCACCCCCCGCGGCAGAGGCTCACCAGCTCCCGCTGTATCTGCAAAATCACCCGGTCGGCGCGACCGATTGCGGTATCCAGATACCGCAACATCTGAATGCTGTCGCCCAACCCCTGCTCGCTCCTCAACAGCAGCGTCCCCGTCCGCTCACCACGCCAGCGCGGGTAGGGAAAATCATCCATCTCCGGCATCTTTAGCGGGATGCGCACCTCGAACTCCCGCCACCCCTCCTCCCACTGGCCGTTAAAGAACAAGGCAAAGGCCAACGCGAGGTGCGCGAGATTACGCTCGACAAGAGGCGTGACAGGAGCCAAATGCGCGCCGAGGCGGGCTTGCTGCAAGCTCTCCTCATCCTTACCGAGCGTGCAGAGAACATGGCTCAAGTTCGTATGCGCCAAGCCAAAGGTCGGATTGGCCTCGATCGCTTCATACAAAACACGGCACGCCTCGTCCGTCCTCCCTGCCAGATGCAGGTTCCACCCCAACGCCGTCAACGTCATCGAGTCGCCCGGCTTTAGCGCGTTGGCTTTGGCCAACGCCGCCGCCGCCGCCGCCCACCACTTCGGCTGCCCCTTCAGACTATGGACCGAGAAACCCTCGCAGATCGCCCCATACAAATACCAGGCCCGCGCGTTCTGCGAGTCATCCCGCAACGCCGGAATCAGGAGCTGATAGGCGAGACCAGCGTTGCCCGCCTTCACCGCGGCCTCGGCTTGGGCGAGAAAATCAGTCACTTCAGCGCCTCGTCAATCATGGCGCGCCAATGGTCAGATGGTTTAGCGATTCGATAGGCTTCATCACAGCCGCACGCCGAATAAGCAGCATGAGTCATCGCCTCAGTCGGCTCCCGCATCGCGGCAATCATCGCGATAGTGGCGGCTTCTTCCATTCCGTCACAAAAACCGTCAAACGGAATCGTGTAATCGTCCATAACCTTACATAAAACCGCCTTCACCCGTTCAACCATCTCACTCATCACGCTCCCCCAGCAACACCGCGATCTTCTCCAGCGCGTCCTCGGCCAAACGCGCCGCATTCACATCACCCGGCCGCAGCGCAATCTTCCGCAGCGCCGCCCGCGCCGCATCAATCGCCGCCCGCTCCCGCGTCCGCAACGGCCTCGTCAACCCATCAGCAACAGCCATCCGGTTCCTCCCGCGCCAAAACAAAGTGCGTCCGGCGACGATCGTAGACGCACGGTTCAGGCTTGAACGGCGCCGCAGAGCCGTGCATCACCACCCCCCAACCACCACCCCACTCGGCATTGGCAAAAGCCAGCAACTCCTCATCCTCACAATCCCCCTCGGCGCACACCTCCATCCACCGATCGCCCCAATGCGGGCGCACCACCTCGACCCGCCGCAGCGCGCTCACTGCTCGATCATCCCGATCGCCGCAATCACCACCGCCGAGATCGCGCACATCGCCATCAAAAACACCGACAAACCACGCGAATAGCGAACCGGCACGTCAGGAGGAAGGTGAGGCATCAGTTTCAATTCCTTGCCTTGCCTTGCCAAGCCTTGCTCTACCAAGCCTAGCCGTACCGCGCCAAGACCAGCCCCGACGCGCCGTGCCTGGCCGAATCATGCCCAGACACACCCTGCCGTGTTAAACCTTCTTCCCCCCGAATAACTCAAGCGTCCTCGCTATCGGCAACTGCCCCGTCATCTCCGTGTTCACCGCACCAGCAATGCGATCAACCGACCGCGGCTTGCCAATCACTTCCATCAACTTCAGCGCAGACACGGTGGCGTTGGCGCGCACCTTCTCGGCATCAGGCAGCGCATCCCAGTCGGCTACCGCCATCACCCGATCAACCCCTCGGCGCGCCATGCGACGCATCCGTCCAAAGATGCCCAACCCGCTGTTGGTCAACTCAACGTCCGTCGCTCGCCGGATGCCAATGTTGTTCAGCGGGTCAGTCACAATCTTGTATTCGCGCAAGCAGATATGCCGAGCTGAATGTAGAATATGCCTCGCTTCAGCCTGCACATCCTGGCCAATCAGCTCATTCAGTTCTCGGTATCGGATCAACTCTCCAACCGACATTCGCTTGATGCGGTCGACCAGAACCGTCGTCTCAATCGCCCGAGAAAACGGATAGGACCGACCCTCAACAACCTGAGATCTCGTTTCCATTGCTGTAACTCCGTAAAACCTTGCCTTGCGTTGCCGGGACAAGCCAAACCTTGCCGAGCCACGCCGCGCACTACCGCGCGGAGCCACGCTAAGACGAGCGCTGCCCGGCCACGCCGCGTTAAGCCGCCTTCCCCAATTGCTCCTCAATCACAACAAACTCATTCACTTTAAACCGCCCGTAAAACCCCCGGTTTCTCGGCCTAAATCGCCCAATCCCAACAAACTGCCCAAACCGCTCAAGCACAAACTCAAACACAGTTGTTCCAGTCGCCGGCCACGTCTGCAACACCGTGTCATCAAAAATTATAAAGTTAAATTCAGCCTTCCAACCGTCCTGAATAACCGGAAAATACTTATGTACCCGCTTAGAACCTCCTGCGCGACCATCAGCAGGAACAAACAAGCGCTCGCAACTCACATCCTCGGCCTGAATCCCAAGCATCGCCGGCTCAAGAGCCATCACGCCAGCCTCGAAATGCTTGGTGTACGTCGCCTTGCCCTTTCCGGGTATACCAAGCGACAGAAACTTAGCCGTCTCCGCCAAACCGTTTTTGAATGACATTGGCGGAATAAAAACCTCCCCCTTCTGGTTTACATGAAGTCGGTTCCGCCACGTTCGCTTTTCATAATCCTCAAACCCTTCGCCCTGAAGTTTCTCAACTTCATAAGAACGACCTTGCGAATACGGCGACACACCCTCTACAGAAGCGACAACTGTTTTCATCTATGAACTCCTCGTTAAACCCTGCCTTGCGATGCCCTGCCGAACCAAGCCATACCGAACTAAGCCCAGCCCTGCTACGCCATGCCCTACTAAACCGCGCCGAGAAAAACCTTACCGACTCACTCCACCATATCCCCCATACCCACGCCCATAGTCCCGGCTCACACCACCCCCATCTCCATACGACGGAGCCGGCGTGTACCGATACTCCTGAACCGACGACCCAGGAGACACAAACACCCCACCACTCCCGTCCCGGTTGCTCCGGTACTCCGTCACGCTATGCCCCGGATCGATGATCACACCGTCCCTCAAACCCTGCGCATAGGCCGAAACCGCCCAAACCGCCGAAAACGCCAGCAATCCCAACAGCTTAACCATGTTTTCCTCCTCCGCAGCGACTCACTATATATAGGGCGCTCTCGCGCCCCCCTCACTCCTCCACCAGCGCCGAGATGTCCCACGGTCGGTCCCGCAACGCTCGCGCCGGAAAGGGGACCCGGGCAGGGCGAGGCGCCTTCTCTTCCAACGGCAGCATGTCAGCCGCCAACAACACCTCATCCATCCGGCGCCAGTGATCCAGCGCCAACCGACGCCAGTGATCCAGCGGCTTGATCTCAGCCATCACCCAACTCCTCATGCTGTTTATATATAGGGCGCCATGCGAGACGCTCATTCCGTCAGCCCCCCAACCATCCGACGCCGCTCCAACTCAACCGCTCCACGCGCCCCTAACTCCCGCTCAATCAATAACCGCAACCACTCCCCAACACTCCGATGATCCTCCGCCGCCGCGTCAAACAATCGGCGCCGCAAATCCCCACTCAACCGCAAACTAAACGTGCCCTTCTCCATCACAGACCCTCAAGCAACGCCCATGACGACGGCTCAAAACGATCCTTATCCCCACCCTCTCCCGGATACCGAACCCCACACGGGTCATACTCAGCCACACAACCCCCATCCTTTGTCCATAATTCATAAATAGAACGATAAGGACTGTGAGCCTCACCACTGCCACGCGACGATATCACAAAGATCAACTCGACTATCTTCGCCATCAATCCATTACCCACTCTATCGCCATTATCACCAATACCCACGACAATACCGACAAACCAATGATCACCAATGCCCGAATACCTACCGGATACTTCTCGGATGGCGGGCAATCCATCACTCCCCAATCCTTTCAACTAACTCAGCAATAACCGAGCGCGATTCTTCCACATTCACAAGCAAATCCTTCAATCTCTTAACAAAAGAAACATCCAAACCAACAACCTCATACGTCGTTACCCGCAATCCACACCCTTCACACCTACGGCGGCGGCGAACACGACGGTCACGATCATTACCAGTAACACTCGCACGACTGTCTAATACTCGCATTATCCCGCCACACACACACAAAAACCCGGTAGATGCTTCAGTCGTTCGATGTCCCATACCAACTCCTATACTCCTAAATGTACGACGATGCAACACAATGTCGTACGGTTTTCGCAAAATTTTTATCCGGGCGTAACGATGGGGGTACTTCGCATCCGCCGCGGCCGGTCCCGACGGCCTCCCCCGAAACTTGGCCTAGAAACGCTACGACGCAGGTGCGTTGCATACGAACAAACCATGCACATCGCGTGCAACCGCCTTAGTATGGCGGTAACACCATAACAATATCAATGGATTAACACGTCAAAGTGTAACGTCAGTATAACCGACGCATTGAATTGACCATGCTCGACGCATTGCATAGCCTCGCTGGCCATGCCTAACCCATTGCAATTACCGCCAGGTCTAGACCCCGTTACAGCTGGTCGGCTTGGCCTATGGCTACTTGGAAAGAGATCGCACCTCCGTGCACAGCATCGCGACTACCATAGGTCACGGGTTCCACATGGTACGCGATGGTTAAGCAGACGCTTTACCAAGCTTGTTTGCCGTTGGGGTATTCACGACTATCCCGGTTGGATACGAGCATTTTCAGAGATACTTGGAGTCAAGCCGGGTCGGGGTAAGGTTCTTTTGTACTCACCTGATGAGCAAGTGAGCTATCGGCATTTGGTAAGGATGCTGGAATACGGATTAGAGGTGCGAGCGGACTGGGACGAGTTGATTGCCGATCTTGAAGCGCACATAGCGTCTCGCCCTCCGCCTAAACGACGCGGCATCAGAGGTGGCGGTAAAACCGGCTGACCCCCTCATTATCTAAAATTTGATACGATTCGCAAATTAGCGTATTGACCCTATAAGAACGTAGCATTATGTTACGTATATCAGATGGGAGAGACGAGATGACGCAAACCGAAATCATCATTCGCCGCATGAAGCAGCTGGACGATTGGTACACCGACGGTTGGCTGACCACGGAAGAGTATGAGGCTCGGATGTCGGCTTACCGCATGATGCTAATGGCAACTGATTGCTAAACGAGCGGCAGCTGGAGGAGCACAGACAATGACCACCATAGCGAAAAATCGGATCGAAAAGTTTCTACCAAAGGTAACGGGTGGCAAGTTCTATTCGCTTAGTAATCACTTCATAGGTGAAGAAGCGACGGCTGAGCAAATTGTGTCGTTTGTGCGTTTCTGGACCGACCACGGGTTAGGGAAGATGACCTTAGATGGAACGCATGGGCGTTACCGTTTGCACTCAAACGAATGGGCAGAGTTTGAAGTGATATAGCTTAATTAAACGCCGCGCGACAGGCGCGCGGCATAGCTAACGGAGCCTAGAACCATGAATAGATTTTACCTCAAACGGCAAGGTGGATTGATGTTCTGGCGGATCGGCCGGTTAGGCGGATCGTTCTACCTCGCAACGCGCGCGGCATAGGCCGTAGCGATTGGCGCGCGCGGCATAGCTAAGGGAGCGAGTGAGATGAGCGTTGCATCGGTTAATGGGCGGAACAGAGAGCGGCGTTTAACGAGCGCCTTGCAGACCGATCCGCAGCATCTTGAGAAGCGCCGGATTGCGCTTGCGGGGAAGCGGGCAGCCCAACCGAAATCCGCGCTCCCGCTGCATGTTCTTTACATGCGAGCATGGCGCAAAGCAGGGAAACCTGCCGATTTTCCAAGCTGCGCAGACTGGATTAAAAACGATGGCAAATGGCTGGATCGTCAATTAGACAACGCCAGCGCTATCGTCAAGTCATGGCCTAAGAAGAAAAAGGATTATATGCTTTCTCAATTTGAAGGCGATTAACCCGCCACGCGATAGGCGCGCGGCATAGCTAGGGAGCGAGACAATGGCAAAGATCAGCGCACACGGTAGGGAGATTGGCACTGTGTATTTCACGGTGAAGGCAAAGCGTTATATGAGTGACGGAACGGTTCTGGTCAATCAAGGTTTCGGCTGGAAACTTGGTCCGAAACTCAAACCTGGCGTAACGCCACAGGAGGCTTACGATCGGCAGGTTGCGCACCAACGTGAAGAATTGTCACGGCGTCCCCGCACGTTAGCTTATCGCAAGGAACTGCACGCGCTTGCTGGCATGTCGAAACGGTGGAAGCTGCACATGGCTGTTGAGTTGATGCCGGATGATCCCGATGGTGTGTGGTCAGAAGCATGCGATGGCTACGGCGACAACTGCTCGGCGGATATCGATGAAGTTGCACACCTCTGCATGCTTTACAAAAACGCAGTCGCTGAAACCGCGCGGTTACGCGAGACGGTAGCTGCCTAACTACGAGTCCTGCTCAATCGCCGCGTGACAACAGCAAGAACGCGCGGCGACTAGCAGTACCAGTCTGCAAAACGTGGGAGAGAGACGAATGCGTAAATTTCCTCTGATCGAGCTAGCTTATCGCCGCACCATCGGTGCCGGCATCGTCGTGAACCTAACGGGCTACTTTGGCGCAAACTTTCGCGTCATGCGCGGCAGCGACGACAAGCGATATCTATGCGTCATTGCATGGTATCCACGCACTCGCAAGCTACTCGGCTACAAGCAAGCATCGTGCCGCATCTGATCACTTGCAAACGTGGGAGAGAAAAGATGAACCTAGACACTTTCGACATGATCGGTTGCATTAAAAAACTTGGCGTGAGCGATGACGATGCATGGGCGTTGCGGCGCATCGCTATGCAGTTGCAGCGCTGGCATGAGCTGGCTGGCGCGACAAGCACGCGATGAAGGAAACACTTAGGGCCATACATCGGCCGTCGCTACAAAGGCAACAAGAGCGGCGGCCTATTGTGTGACTAAGAGAAACGGAGGGTATGACCATGACTCCGCGCGAGAGGGCAGACGATATTGAGCGAAAGCTTCCTCACCATCTCAGGTTTGTCGCCCCCATTAATCGGAATGCATTTTTGGATGCTCTTGAGATCGGCATCACCGAGCACGTCCGCGCGCTGCTGGCGGAAACGCCGGAGACGATGGAGTTGCTTACCTACGGGCCCCTAGATGAAGAAGACGCTAGGTGGACCCTCGCCGCCCTCCGCAGAAAGGCCCTTGGAGAATGACCGATGACTGATCCCGAATTGCTCGAAATGTCGGGCCGCGCCTTATTTGGCACGGACTGGCATCGCGGGCTGGCGCGTGCTCTGTCGGTCAACGACAGCTCCGTGCGGAATTGGATGCATGGTCGCAACGCAGTGCCTCCGGGCATATGGGATGATCTCGCGGCACTGTTAACAGAGCGGCAGGGCAAGATCACCGAGACGATTGCCACGCTAGCCGCATCTCGCGCGCGCCAGAGCGCATGAAAGCTTGTGGCTGGTACTACCCTACCAGCCACCATGCTCCCCGCGCTGTACGGCGCTCGCAGCGGCACTAGCGTCGATTTGGATATAGGAGAATAGGAATGATAGATCACAAAGCAGCGGCGCGGCGCGTCGCGCGACAGCTTGGTGCGACATTAGCATACCGCCGCACGGCGCATGCACAACACGTCGACATCTATTTACCGAAAGGTATGGAGTTTGATGGGAATGAAGGATTAGACGCGCTCCACCACGAATGCGAGCTAGACGAAGATATCTGGCCCGGCGTGTTGGCTGACTTAGTGGTTTGCGCTGCATGACGCCCACCGAGCTTCGCGCGACCTTGGCACAGCTGCGACTGCGCCAGGTCGCGCTCGCGCGTGAGCTTGGCGTGCATCGCGTGACGGTGGCGCGCTGGGTCGCCGGCAAGGTCGAGGTTCCGCGCCATGTCGCGGCGTGGCTCGCGCTATACGCGCGGTCGGCGGGCCCGCCCCCATCGCGCGAGGAACCGACTCGGCGGTTCCCGGTTGACGGTACGGTGGGGGTAATCAAGGTAAGCGATGCTCAAAGCAAAACCACTGCGTAACCCCCAATCTCTCAGCATCGGGATATCCCCAACTTCCCCACTTACCGCAAGTCCCGCACCAGTGGTCGAGGCCAACGCGCTCTGGTTTAGGAATTTCCGCGTCACAAGTATTTTCTGATATAGGCTCAACATCATCATCTACTAACAACTCAATTCCATGCATAGTATCGACAAAACAATATTTGATATTTTTAATCTGTGAAATAATCCTCGGAAACAAATCAACCCAACGCGCCGACTTATAATAATATCCATGATGATAATCACCGTTATAATCATACCCACCTTCATAACACAACATATGCTCCCCCACCTCACAAAAAGCTAACCGATTATCCCCCTCAGCATAAAACCACAGACCTTTATAGATTTTTGCAAGATACCTTTCAAACGGTCTTATTGAATACCTCGATACAGGTTTCCCCTCATCGTTACCATATCCCGGTTTAATAGTCGGCACCCAAATATGTGAAATACCTTTTCGCCGATATCCTAAAATGCGTCTCTTAAGTTCATCTACATCAATCGGCGTATGCTGAATCTCGATAACCAGCATTTTCCCATTCGGCGCCCATATTGCTACATCGGCTCGCTGATCTCCGACAGGATATTCCAACTCAGCTCGCAACCCACGCTCGCGCGCCGCCTCACAAAACAGTTTCTTCGCCGTCAAATGTGCGACTGTCTCCCCCACCGAATACGCGCACACAGGCGATCCTGGCTTATGCGCAAAGTGTGCGATCTTTATCGAGCCAGCCTTTAAGATCACATCGGCTTGACAGCCGGGACACTTGAACGCCTGTCGGCGCTCTAATTGCCGATCTGCCTCGACGCGCTCGCCGTTCACCCACGCAATGAGCATCCCATTCTCCGTTCAGGGTAGAACAGGGTAGCTTTTCGTACCCTGATCGCGAAAAACCTAGGCTGGCCCTTATTAAAACAGCTTACTCATAGTAAACAGGGTAAATAAGGTCGTACACACAAGGATCGCCGTATCGTGTCGTAAAAGCGATAGCGCGTGGCGATCCCGCCCAGAAGTTTTAGAAACGAAAATATGCTGTTTTCCCCGCTTACTCTGAGCGCCATTGATATTAAAGGGTTTTTCAGCCCCTTTTTGCGCAGGGTGCTCAGGGTTGCACATGGTAAAAACGGACCGCACCAAGCAATCAGTGTAAACAGGGTAAAAATTCCTAACATTCCTCAGGGACGTCATCCCCCCAATCGACAGGCAGCTTTGTCGCAACTTCAAACGCCAAACGCGCCGTCGTTATATCTCCGAGGGCATAGCACATTTTGCTATACCCAAGGACCGCGCGTGCTTCACGATGGCCTGTGCCAGTATCGGTGAGATGTTCGCCGACGATCATTCCGCGTTTAGGGCGCGTCGGCTCATTTCCCATGCGGCGCATGAACCTTCCGAAATGAACTCTATTGAGCGGTCGGCGGTCGTGTTTGCTGGCGGCAAATTCCAGATAGGATGCGTAAAGCAACTCGGTCGAAACAACCTCGTCCCATTGGTGCAAATCCGCTTCCAATCCCAAACGCGAGCGATAGACATATTCGCGCTGCAAGACATCCAGCCACCATTCCTCAGCGGTCGGCAGCGACATGATGCGCTGATCGTTCAACCCGTCCGTTTGCGGGATGGCGCGCGGGTTGTAATCGCTCAGATCCATATCAAGCAGATCGCCTAGCATCGCTTCGTAGCCGCCGTTTTCCATCTCGCGGGTGATCGCAGCAAAATAGGCGTGGTCGTTCAGGTGTTCTTCGCTGAGGATCAAAACAAAGAAGCGCCGCGAGTCCAGTGACGCCGGCACCACCCAATCCTCGTTGGAGGCCATCATCAGGTGAATGAAGTTCCGCATTTGCACAGGCGCTTGGTATTTCGCCTCGATGGTCAGGTAGGGTTCGGTGATAAGCGACTTCAAAACGCCGACATGCTGCTTGTCGCCAGCCCAAAAGGCTTCGTCGGCAAACAAAAAAACCAAGTCGCGCAGATGGCCGTTAAACGACCCTATCAGGTGCTTGGCGGTCGATACGGTCATGCTGTGCTGGCCGAGTATGTGCATGAGCGCACGCGCTAACGTGCCTTTGCCCGCACCTTGCGGACCTTTCAGCACAACAGCGACTTCGCCTTGTAGCTCGGGGTGCTGGACGAGGCGCGCCATCCAGCCCATCAAGAAATTGTAATGCTCTTGGTTGCCTCGACAGATGACCTCGCCAATGTGCTCTTGCATGAGCCGCCATGACCCGGTGCTAGGCTTGACGGCGAACCCCTGCCAAAGGTTCAGGGTGGATGGCGGCAGTGGCCCCCCGCGTGGGTCGAAAACGATATCGTTGTAGGTCTTGCGTTCGGGATGAGAGAGCCAGATATCGGCAAAGGTGCGAACGATGTCCTTGCCCTTCTTGTCCTTGCCGACGATTTTTGAGCGATTGAGCCACAGCCGCTTTAGGTCTTCAAAGGTTAGTCTCCGATAGCACCGTCTTCCGATGGTCTCGTCGACTGAGGGCTCGTAGACCAGCACCCGGCCTTCCTCGTTGACGACGAAATAGCGTTGGTTGAAGTGCTGGACGATCTCGACCACGGATTGACCGCTACCAGGCGCGCGGTCGGGTTGAGGTAAAGGAATGACGTTGTGATCTAATTGCTCGACTCTCTCCTCGCTTGATGCAGAGCGCAACTGAACAGCGCTATCACGCGTCCCGAACTTGGCTGCGGCGGAGCGCACCATTGCGCGAATAGCGGCTTCCTCGCGTTTCCAGTTCCACGCAACACCAGCATTGCCGGCAGCCGCCTCGGTCGCACTCAACACGGCATTAACGATCTCGTCCGCGTCGACACCTTGCGCGGCCAAGGACGCCGTTACCGACAGCTGCGTGGCGTGGATGCCGCCTTCGCCCGCCGCCAGATACGACATGGCGGAGAGCCGGCTCTCGACATCGATGGGCGGCTTGAACGACGATAGCCGAGCCATCGCCAGAAACGGGTCGTTTGCAGCCACGCCAGCTGGCGCCGCGGTCGAAACCAGCAATGGCCTTTGCACATCGAGCATCTCCACGATGTCGCTAAACTCATAGCGCAGGGCGAAATCGGAGACCGGCAACAGGACAACCGGCTTCAGTTCTTCTGTTTTGCTGTGGTGGGTGCCGGGGAGGCGCATGACGCGGGCGATGTCGCAGCAAGTGGGGTCGCCTGCGAGGATGCCAGCGAGTTGCTTGAGCACGGCCACGATAGCGTCATCGTCCTGATCGCGGCTATCTGATTCCAGGTTGACGTTGAGTGCTTCTCGCAACAACCAGTAGCAATGAATCCCGCCGCCACTATCGACGAGCAGTGATGGGCGAAGGGGCAGAGAGAGTGCGGCTGCAACGGCTTCCTCCTTGGAGAAATCGGTTTTGTAGCAATCGATATCACACCACAGCGCGGCCAGTTCGGCGCACTCGGCTCGGGTCCCGCCGGGGCGCCCCATGATCCTTGTGCAGCAGCCGAAGAACATGCCGCGCCCTGGCTGGTCCCAACGCTGGCATTCGTCGATGACGATTTGGGATTCGCGCGTTTTGCGTTGAGTGGGTCGCCCGCTCTTGTCGTTGGTAAAGGAGCGTAGTTCAACGTGTTGGGTGGTATTCTCGAAAAACTGCGCGAGGAAGGTTATTGTCGGGGAATAGTCGATGTCGGCCACACGCTGTGCTCCCTTACACCAAAGAGTTAAAGAAGCGTTCCGGTTGATTGGCGTTTGTTTCGGTTTTTTTGCGCCACTGAATGACCGCCAGCACCTTGGTAATAAGCTAAACGCGCCTCGATATCGGTGATGTATTCGGCTTCGCGTTCGATGAGGATGGCGTCAAAGCCTTCGGCGAGCGCCGCCACGCCGGCAGTGCCGCTGCCCGCGAATGGGTCTAACGTCAGTCCGCCCGGCGGCGTGACGAGGCGCATCAACCATCGGATCAGTGCGACCGGCTTGACAGTGGGATGCTTTGACCCCCAGCGGTCCTCGCTATCGGCTTTTGCTGAGAAAAAGAACCGCGCTGCAGAGCCGCTGTCGCCCCGAGCGAGCGCTGGCGCCTGCTCGCCAAAATCGCCATAAATACCGTTACTTTTCTTTGGAAGCTGCGGCCGGTCGTAGAGTTGTCCCGCGCTGTCGGGGAACGCCGCGAGCACTTCGTCGCTGTCGTCATGCGCCACATTCGCCGGCCAGCGGCCAAGGTTTGGATTGTGACCGCCCTCGGAGCCGTCTTGACGGTATCCGCCTAACCCTTTTCCGTAGATGCTGTTCTCAGTCGTGGAAAGCGATCCCGGAACTCGCTTTAATGTCCCGATCCGGCACCCATCAATATTGATGGCTCCCGTGCCGTGCAGCAGCACATTCTCGGCGACCGTGCCGATCAGTGGCTTGCGCGCGAGGACGATCGGCTCGAAGGCCGACTTGAGCGCCGTGCCCCAACCAACCCATGCTGCTGCCGCCGCCGTCGTAGGTGCTGTTATCGCGTAATCAAGATATTCCGGTGCTTCCCGCTCAGACGCATTGATGCCGTCCCCCCTGCCACGTCCATGCCCATTTCTGATGTCGCGGCGCTTAATGTGCGTGACCACCGCCCGCTCTGCGCCGGCGGCTTTGTCGATTGCCTTGCTGACATCGTGCGATTTTGGGAAGCCAGTGCCGTACAGCCAGCAGAGCGTGTCGCGGATTTCAAATCCGGCATCCTCGATCGCGCACACCATGCGGTGATAGGTGCGCGTACCGCCAAAGGCAACGAGATGCGCGCCGGGTTTGAGAACGCGATAGACTTCGGCCCAGAACGCAGGATCGTGAACGACTTCGCCCGTGTCCCATTTTTTGCCCATAAAGCCGCTGGACAAGCGCGCCATACCGTCAGCGCGCGCAGCGGCCCGGCGCTCGTTTGTCCCGGAGCCGTTGATCGAAGTCTTGCCGAAGCGTTTGACGATGGAGGTTAGGGAGTATGGCGGGTCGGTAATGCCCGAATCAATGCTGCTACTGTCAAGCGTCTTGATGACTTCGCGGCAGTCGCCGGGCAGCAATCGCACCGTGCTCATTTCTCCTGTTCCTTCTTTGCCCGCTGTCGCTCTTCCGCCTCACGCCAGAGCCGGGCGATCGGTTCGCCAGCGAGGTAGCGGCGGCGCATTTCGGCGATGGCTGCTAGCCACGACCCGTAGGAGTCTGCGTCTTCTTCTTCTTGAGTTAGGACGCGGCTCATCAGCCACGCACTCGGCGCGTCTTGAAAACGTAAAAAGCGTTGAATAAATTGACAGTTGGCATTGAGCGCTCCATCGCACTGGGGCTAGCCGGGAGGCGGGTCGTTGGCAGCGATCCGCCTTCGCCATTCCAAGACTACTCTCGACTGGATCAAGGTCAATGGCGTCAGTCGTCGTACCCGTCGTCATTGCCGCCGATTGGACCGTAGGAGGCGTCTTCCAGCGCGTCGGCGATGATGGCGACGAGGTCGTCTTCGTTGACCGGGCGGCGAGTTGCCATTTCGCGCAGTTTGATAGTGTCGAGCACTTTCCAGGCGTCGACCTCCCATTTGGTCATCGCTTGAGTCTCCTTCTGTCCTGAGAAGTTGTCCCGAATCACCCGCCGTTCGGGACCAGACGGCAGCGCAGCCAAAGGCGGGCAGGGGAACTCGCCTGGCCGGGGTCTCCTTTAGAACTTGGCGCCGCGGCGCACGGGCTCAGCCTTCTTGGCGCCTGCGCTGACATTGGCCGCGAGGGTGTCCTTATGTTGTTGGTAAGTCGCTGCCGCAAGTTTCGCTTTTGTACTAGGGGCCCGGTCGTCTTCAAAAGGAATATCGTCGTCCTCGCCTGCCTCCGTCGGGGGAGCCGCGATCGCTAACACGCTCTCGTCGGTCCAGTCGACAATCTTGAGTTCCGGTGTGTAGAGCTTGCCGTACTGCTTGTGGACGTAGCTGCTGCGCCCGAGGGTAACGACCGGCACTTGGCGGGGGTGTTGCTTCAACCCTTCGGTATAGGCCCCGCAGAGTTGCCCGAGATCGCGCTTACCGCTTTCCGACGTGGTTGAGTAGATGTAGAGGTCGCCATCGGGCGACATCAACTGTAGTTCGTTGGTAAACGCCCACGGGTCGCGCGGCTTGCCGTCCGCGTCAGGTTCCCACAGGGCCTTGTCGTTGTCGCCGAGGGACGACCGCGACGGGACGGGGAGGCAGTCGATCAGCAGTTCCATTCGCTCGTCGGTCACCGCCTGGTTCTCCCAGCGCCGCCAGCCAAGGCGAAACCCTTGCATGTTCGCGGCAAACCGGGAGCCGAGGGCGAGTTCGAGCAGATCCTTGCCGAACAGCCACTCGCCTTTGGAGAACTTGAGGAACTGCCCTTGCGGGGGTGCCGCGGCTGCCGCATAGGCGGCAAAGGGATCGCGTTGGTTCATTGTCGCTATATCGCTCATCGCTTGTCACTTTCTCGCTTGCAGTTCAAGGCCAAAGCCTCGGGTTATTCCGGCTCAAACCGGAACTTCATTCGTCCTCAATCCTCGGGGAATAATCGGTCGAACTCCTCCTCGGTGGCACCGCTGATCAGGAACTCCCGTTGTCCCGGTGTCAGATTTGGGAACACATTTTGGATTAGTGCGCCGTTCCGCCAGCTGTCGATCTGTGGCTGAGTCACCGGAAGCTCCAACTCGGTTTCCACCCCGGTGAAGATGGATTTACGTTTGACTAACATGTTGCTCCTCCTTAACCATTATGCTTCACCATCTCCTCGCGAGGACGCAACTTCTTGCCGTCTAACCACCTCCAACATTTCGAGCAGGGCTCAGGACAAGGGTTCTCTGGATGCTTTTTACAGAAATGCCACAGCTTTCGTTTCTGTTTCATCGCGACCCTCTCCCGTGATAGGGGCAGCTCACCACCGCGCAGTAGGTTATTTGTCGCTATGCCGGAATCTTTATTTCACTGGCCAAAATCGGCCTTCAAGCGCGCCCCAATCGTCAGGTACACGGTTCAGGCGACGAATATCCTTGCCGGTTTCATCGCAGTTTGGGCATGGTCTGCTTGTGATGTACGAACCGTCCGAACAGGGTCCAATCGGCTTAAGCCAGCCTGTGCCGTCACATCGCATGCAGTCGGGAAGATTAGGTTTCATCACTTCACCTTCACGGTTAGCCGTTCCCCCGGGTCGCCTTCCTTGCGGTAAGGGTCGAGGTCCATCGCATCTGCAAATTCACAATTAGTAGCGCGGCGACACAGACGCCAGCGGTTACGCCGAAAATCGTATCCCGTGGGGCAGTCATCGAGATCGCATCGACGCGTGACGGCTTCCATCACTTCACCTTCACCGTCAGCCGTTCCCCTGGATCGCCTTCTTTGCGGTAAGGGTCGAGGTCGATCCCGGCGGCTTCTGCTGCGGCGATGTCGATCGATACCCGCCCCTTGGCACTCGACCACGCGACCGAGAATTCGTCGTTGTGGTAGCGCCTGATTTTGTGCGCGGTGAGGAATTCCTTGATTTGCTGCTTAGCCATAACGTGTTCTTTTTCAAACGCGTCAACCTGGATGTTGTACCAATGCTCCAGCTCGACGAGTTTGAAAAGCGCCTCGACTTCGACGGGGGCGAGCGCCGGCTTCTCGTCGGGCGGCATGTTGCTCACGGTAACGTGAGCGCAAAGCGAGGCCCACGGGCAATAGCCGCATTCCCGTCCGCCGGCCATCTTGCCTTCGGGTCGCAGCGACAGGGCGTGGGGCGCGGTCATGATCTGGCGCGCACGATCCTGCGCAGCTTGGTAGATCGCCGGGTCGTACTTGACGGCGAACTCGGTCACCTCGTCGAGAAACGACGCGTCAACGTAAGCAATGAGCGTATAGTCGGGGGCATCGTTGGTGCAGCCGCGTAATAGCCCCATCTGCACATGTACCTGATACTCGTGTGCGGCCTTGGCTTCCTTGACCGAGACGCGTGGGTCGATTGACTTGATCTCGATGCCGAGGCACTCACTGGGGCCAATGTCGGGAATGCCGAGCCACGCGAGGCAGTCGCGCGGGGCATTGACGATGAGCGCGTCGGAGGTCGCCGACAGATAACCGTCGACCAGTGTGCGCTGGTCGTTGCCCGCGTAGAGCAGTTCTACTGGGTATTGAATAAATGCGCGCAGCGCCGGCACCACCCAGTGCTGCTCGATCACGTTGCCACGCTCAAGCGCGCCGTAGCGCTCGACAAAACCGGGATCGTGCGGCACCTCGTTTTTGACGAACCAGGTGCGCCGCGCACAAAGACCAATTTCGCTCGCGCCCACGGTATTGCCGCGATCGTGGCCCGAGAACTCTTTCTGGCGCGATTCGGCGTAACGGCGGGTAAACTCTTTGAGAGAAATCATGTCAGCACCCGCTTGCAACACTGAAAGCAGTTGTCGGTGTCTTCCCCCGCCAGCGGGTCGTCAAAGACATGCATCCCGGCGCGGATGCGCAAGGTCTGGATGCGCCGGTCGATTAGCGAAAGCACGAGGGCCCGGTGTGCCGGATAGAGTTCGGCCACCAGCTGGGCGATCTCGATCATCTCGTCGGGATCGCGGCACCTGTTGATCCATGCGCGCACATCGCCCAGACCCGGCTGTTCGGCAATCGCCTCGCGCCAGGCGGCGGCGACCGCGCGATGGTAATGAGTGACCAGCTTGGCGCGGTCTTCAAGCGCCTTTTCGGCGACGGTAACCATTGGTTGTGTCCATCCCCTGCGATAGCCACCCTTTATCGATGACACGAATACCGCTCTTGCGCAAGCTGTGTTCAAGCGCGCATGATGATTTTTTTTCGGGGTCATGGGAGCGCGAGCGATGCGCCATACCCACACCAAACCATGTGACCGTTGTGCCGGCACCGGCCTCGTTATTCGCGACAAGCGCCGCACCGTTGACGGGCTGGTTGACCCGACCGACGTTATCGAGTGGCCGCAGCAACTGTGCGACAAGTGCGGTGGAAGCGGCGCCGTGGGTTACGTACCGGCTCCGCAGGAATGAACGGCATTGCGCCACTGTGGATTTTAGCACTTATTGTGTTGGCGCTGTTGGCTATCGCCTTCGCGCTCAAAAGATGAAAATAGACATGAGGCAGCAGACATGAGCGACCGTTACGAAATCCGGCGCAGCAACCATGCGAGCCGGGGACGGCACTGGGAAGGCTACTGGCGCGTGTTTGACATGGACAACGCGCGCTACGTATCCATCGGATTCGAGTCGCTGGATGAAGTCGAGCGCTGCCGCAACGCGCTAATCCTTGACGACCGCCGCTGCCTGGAACCGACAAGATGAAATTAATTCTGGCCCTCGCGTTCATACTTATCGCCACGACTGCCAATGCCGCCACCTCGATCCCGGTTAGCGGCGATCACAGCGGCGTTACCGATACCACCGCCATCACCAACGCCTGCAAAAAGGGACAAATACCCAGCCTCAACGGCGGGGTTTACTACGTCAGCCAGATCACCAATTGCCGGGTGATCCGGGGCGATGGCGGGCTGCCAGCATATTTTTGGTATGAAGGGGAAACTGATGTCACCACAGTTATCGGAGTCGGTGGAGGACGCGGCGTTCTTACGTGCCCTGCCGGAACAGCCTGTCGCTACACAGGTTTTACCGTTAATCCTGGCCCCGGACAGGCTTGCGTCGTCATGGATGGCGTACACGGTTTGCAGCTTGACAGCTTCAACTGCATTGACCCCGCAGCTCAGGGAGGTGACTGCATTGATGCTCGTGCCCTCTCAGGCAATTACAACCAACTACTCAAAGTGATTGGCGGGGTGTTTATCCACTGTGGCGGCTGGGGGTTGAACGCGAGCGAGGGGGCCGGCCTCAACGACAGCTTCGTGATTGGGGCAAACTTCTCCAACAATCAACTCGGCAACATCAACGTCGGCGCAGGCTTCGGCAACGTCTGGGCTAACAACAAGATTGAAGACACTTATGCCTCTAACGGTATGGTTTTCAGCGGCCCACAAGGCACCAGCGGCGACAGCGTGATCGTCGGCAACGTCTTCGACCAGAACGGCATCGACATGCAGTTTACCAGTCCTGATTGGTACGGTGTGATCACGGGCAACATCTCCTGCACAAGCCCGAGCGCTCAGGGGATCATGTTCAGCATTGAAGGCTCGAACTTCATCGCCGGTGGGATCAACACCGCATGCGGGCCCACCTACCGGGCGCTTGCCGGCTTTGCGCCGTTTCTTGACTTTGCTGATCCCGATCCAAAATACTTTGATGCGACCAGCCAGACTATCGTCGGGCCGAGCGTTCACAATTAATGCTGCGCGAGCGCCTTAGCGCGCAGCACGGCTCGCTCTGCCGGCGGAAGCTTGGCCTCGATTGTCGGCACGCCCCACACGTCTAAACGTTCACGCACGTCGTCAATGCTGCGACAGACTGTGACGGAGCAACCGGCTGCGACCAGCCATTGATGCACGGCAATTTGCTCAGAGCTGAGCGAGCCTTTGCCGGCTTTCAACTCGATCCACAGGCATTTGCCGCGATTGATAATGAGGATATCGGGCACCCCGGCCTGCATACCCATGCCTTTGAGGATCGCGCCGCGCAGCTTGCCACCCCCGCCGTGCCCGATCGCTGTAAAAAACGTAGGGGCAGTTAAAACGCGCGCCAGATAGGTAGCAATGGCGATCTGGAGGGATTGCTCGGGATGGGCGCGAGGCTTGCTGCTCGAGGCTCGCTTGCGCGACATACGCGCAGGGAGAACGAACATTACAGGCCGCTTGCTTCATCGTCGTCATAGTAGACGACTCGATCAGTGCCGCGCTCAACGATCCGCTCTATTGTGTAACGCTCGTGGCCACAGTCCCTGTCAAGATTGTTGGGCCACTTTCCCGTTTTTGCAGCCTCAAAGTAGAGCGCCCGATTGCAGTCGCAAGCGTAGTTGCCGTAAGCAAACATCCACTCGATTTGGTAATCTGCGTTTCTGTCCTCATCCCACCCGGCCCAATCAGAGTCGTCATAGTAGACGTATCTCTCGCCGGTGGTATTGTCGCGGAGATGGATATCAATCTTCATCACGCTATGCCTGCATCAAATATCGTATCTCGGCGCGTTTCAACTCGATCAGCGCTTCCCGCACTGGTTCGCGCACGGCACCGGGCAACCGTTCGAGATAGCGGTCGTGAAAGGCACGGCGCCCTTTCTCCAGATCGCTGAGAAAACCGGGGCTGACCTCCATCAACCGCGCCAGTTCTTTTTGCTCCAGGCCGGCGGCGAGCCGCGCTTGGCGCAGCGTGATTGCGATATCCATAAGCGAGATGGTGTCACAGAAAAAAACACGGGTCAACGCCAATTGGCGTATTGACTGTTCCGCTGATGAGCGTATAATGATGATTAGGGAGGCCCGCATGGCAAAAGATGTCTCGCTCCAAGGGCATTACACTATCGTCTATTCACCGGACGATGAGGCAGAGAGCGGCAAAGGCTATTATGTCGATCGCTGGTGGACGCGTCGCGAAAGCAAGTTGTTCGCAACGTGGGCCGAAGCCGACGCATGGGCAGTGCTGCATGGCGGCGTCGATCGTCATAAGCAGCAAGTATGAGGAGAGAGGCCCATGATCAGCCGCGCCTTCTACTACTTCGGATCCGTGCAGATCGATTTTCGAGGCGAACGCGTCGAGGTCGAATATGACGCAACTCAGGGTGATGTCGATGAGTGGTGGTTCTCCCGGCCCGAATTGCGGGCGCTCGACCTGACGCTGGACGAGCAGGAAGAGATCGCCGAGCGCGTGTGGGAGGATGCGCAGCTATGATCTGGCTCACTGAGGCGGCGCGGCTTATCCTGACGATCGCTGCAATCGCGCTCACCGTCATTGCGCTTGCGGGCGCCTATATCATGATATTGTCGTGATTGAACAAGCTTCGGCGGGTCTCCCACCTCGCCGGAGCAGCCTGCGGATGATGCGTCCGTCCCCACGGCCTCTCCGCAGGCTGAACCGTCGCCCTTCGCAGAAAGGCTCCATTACGTCAGCGGTGTTGGCGCGGTAGCCCTGACCTTGCTGATCAGGCCGTTGAGATAGGCGACCGCCCCCGGTTGTAGCGCGAGGTTTGCCACAAGTTCTTCCGAGGCGCACCCCGCGGTGATCCAGATCGCATAGGGTCCGGCGATTGGTGCTAGTGCCATCGCCTGGTTGCACAATCCCGCTACCACTGCTTGGTTATTCTGTGCGTTCTGCACCTGTGCCGGGGTGATCGGGCCAGCGCAAGCGCCGAGAACCAGAGCAGCGGCGACAAGAGATGTGCGGGCCTGCCTGCCAAACCAACCCAGCCAGTGGCAGCCTATGTATGCTGGGCATGGGCCTCCAACTCTACCCGCTCGGGAGGCGTACGTTCTAATCATGGCTTCCCTCATACGCAGCGACGATCGCCGCCAAGGTTTTGGGCCCCCATTTTCCATCGACCACGATGTCGGCGCCGTCCACCTTGAGCCAATACTGGAGCGTTTCCAGCGCAGGCATGGCGCCGATGTCGGACATATCGGATACGGCGGGGACGACCGGTGGTGATGGCGTAGGTGTCACGGGCGCTGGCGTGGCGGGTTGAGCAACCGTGGCCAGTGCATCGAGGTAGAGCCACTTGGCCCGGTTGGCCGTCCACACGTCGACATAGTGCTGATCAGGTCTCCCCTGCGCCGCGGCGCCATATCCCTCGTTATACCCAGCCGACCATTCGGCCAGTGTCGGCGGGCGCCCGAAATGCGTCTGTAGGTAGTTCCATCCCTGCGAGGCGTACTTAAGCCCGTAAAGGATACCGACCTTCGGGTCGTACATCTGCGCTGGATCGCCGACAAGTCCGAGTCCTGCCGCAGTGCTGTCGAGCACCTGCATCAAACCATACGAGGCAACGCCACTTGGCTCCTGCCGATGTGCATTTGGATCGAAGTTTGATTCCGTCTCGCAGAACGCCATGAATGAGCTGCGCTGAAACCAGTTGCCGAATTGCGCCGCGTTGACGACATCGAATGCCGCCAAGGCCGCGCTTTCTCCGTCTGTTAATCCAGCGTGACTGACGACCGGAATAGCGGCAGGCGGTGCGGGAAGTGGAGCGACGGTCGGCGTGGCCGTTGCGTCAGGATACCATGTCCCAGCGAATAGGCCGGTCTGCTGATCGACCGTGCAGCCTTGGATGTGGTCGCTGTCGCGGAAAGAGTGCGGCTGGTCAGGCAGCCCCCAATCGTAACCGCTAATGACGGCCCGGTCGGGTGTGGAAACCTGAGCTGCCAACCCGACACAGAACGTCCAGTCGCCGTCCCAGGACGCCTGACCATTAACCAGCTTGGCAAAGTCACATGCCAACCCGTAATGATGGACGCCCACCTTGCTGAGCTGCGTCGCACCCTGTTGGAAAAGCTGCGTCTGTCTCTCCGAGCTGCGGTACGTCTCGGTGACAATCAACTCGATGCCGAGCGCTTTGCTCGCCGCCATAAAGGCGGCGACTTGGCCCCGAAACGTCGGCTCCAGCAAAGCCATGTCCCGGATAGGCTCAGCATTGTGAAACCGGGAATCGACCTGTAAGACATCGGTATAGAAATTGCCCATGCCTTAATTATGCTCTTTTAAGAGTGTATATGAAACTGTGCTTGTACCAAAACGCCAACCACCGAAAAAAGAATTAAGATAACGCCGCCAGCCACCGTCCAGAGAAGGCTCTGAATGCGCTGAATGGACTTTTGATTTCGGTCGTCCATCAGGAACTGATCGGTACGAAGCTTGGCAAGCTCAAGTGTCAATTCGTTCCTGGCGGTGGAGAGTTCAGTTCGAGTACCCCGGACCTCGTCGCGCTGTGCCTCATAGCGCCGCCCGCACTCCTCGATATGCGACCTGAGCTGCATCGCCACGAGTTTCGCTCCGAACATTACTCCATCACCCATAACGATGCCCGAGCGAAATCGTTCAGGGCATGATACTAACGTAATATTTTCAACAGCGTGCTCAATCATTGAGGGCATTTGGGGCGTAATTGATACATATGGTTGAAAAAAAGGGGCCTTAATGGCCCCTTCTATCAACCGCTTGACACCATCATCCTTACGGTAGCGTAACAAACTGCAAAGCCGTCACGGTGATGGCGCCAGCCGTGACGGTGATCGTTAGAACGCCCGTCACGCCATTAGGCGTATACGTCGCCGTGGCAGGACCGGTCTGGTCCGCGGTGCCGGCGGCAGCTGAAAAGTCAAAGCCGACGCCATCGGCATTGGGGGCAACGGTAACGCCAGTCAGAGCCGGGTCGAGCGCCCAGGTAATGTCCGCCGGAACGATGGCGATTCCGTCCTGGTTTTCGACGCCAATTTCGACAGTGGCGCCTGCGGCGATCGTTTCGGAGGTGACGACGGTCGGCATGTGATGTCTCCTATGGTATCTGCGCAAGTTAACAAACTTTAGCGCCCTTACGTGCCGGTGGAGGTGATGGCGCTTCCGGCGACGAATCAAGCGCTTTTCCATTACGTAAATTATCACGAATACAATTCCCGCGAAAGATAGGGAAACTACCCTAGCGTTCAACGCGCGTATAAAACAATCAGAATTAACACGATCACGATGACGACCCCTACGCCCAGCCAGTGGCTTTTTTTATGGGCGGCACTGATGAACCGTCCTTGGGCATTCCGGTCAGAGTCCATGGCTCACCTTAACATCGGCACCATGCCGCCTCCGCCCACAAGCATTGTCAGGAACCAGATGAGGCATAGGAGCGCGATGATCAGCAGCGCGATCTTGACTACCATCGGTGGGACGGGAATGCCAAGCTGACCCAGCACCCACAGGATGACCCAGCCGATCCCTACAAGGATGCAGAGAAAGACGAGGAACCAGAGGATGTTGATCGCCAAGGTTAACATCGTTGCACCATGCATGAGTTTGGCACTCCCCGAAACTGTCGGAAATTACCTAGAACCATTGCGCTTCTCCAAAGCAGCAAGCGTTTTTTCGCAGACCGCGAGCCGCGCCTGGATGACAATGAGGTCGTTCCGCAACGATAAGATCATGGCGCGAAGGCGGGACAGGATGGCATTAGCCGATTCCTTCATTCTTGGCGTTCATTTGGCACACCCCCGATTGGCGACTGGTTTAGCGCTGGTGGTGAGGGAGCTGGGGTAGCGATCGGGGTTGGTTTCGGCGTTAGCGGTGACCCAGGATTTAACACGGGGTTGTCGTCCGCGGTCGTCGGAATGCTCGTCGCCAGCGACGCGCCCTGCGCGGCGATCGTCGCATCCTTGTCCTGGCTGCCTTTCGAGCTGCCGAAATAAAAACTCACCGCGACCGTCGCGAGGGCCACCGTCGCGCTAAACATCTGGGTTCGCAGCGTGTCGTTCCCCATAACACAGGAAGCAACCAGCGCCCCGGCAAAAATCAGAAGTATCAAATACGATAGAGTTGGGACGACCCACCACGGCAAAAGAGGGCCAGGTGGTGGAACAACAGGCGGCGGCACAGGGTCAGCCATGAATAGTCTTTACCACTTATCGCTTTTCGTGTATAGGCGATGGTGTGCCCGATTGTTCGGGTACGGGTACACCTCAGATGACAACTTGCCCCGTCTCACAGCGGGGCTTTTTATTTTCGCAAAGTCCTCCGGTCCAGATGTGCCATGATCTCGCTGGTCGTTGGCCGCGTCTGCTCCAGAACCTTGATCCGGTCTAACAACAGGTCATGCTCGTGGCGGGCGTCATCGTGAAGCTGATCCAATTGCCGATTGATGTCGTCCCGGAGCTGCTTGAACTGGTCGTTAACCTTGCCCCGGAACTCTTCATGCTCGCGAATTGATAAGGATTTGTCGAAAGATCGAGCAATCAGCGCAATGGCTGAAATGAGAACGGCACCGATGGCGACAATGACGGACCAATCCGTGCTCATTTTTACCCTAGTTTGTCGTCCCGAACGTCCATTCGGCCAGAATCCGTTTGGTGCTCAACGTCGAATTTGCATATGCCTGTCCAAGGTCATTGTAAGACGTAAATTGACCCGCATTATTGAGGACCAAGTGAACTGGCGAGCCAACATTCGTAAATCCAGCTGCAACGCCCGAATTTGTGTTAAAGGGCTGACAAAGCAGCGGTACACCGCTAATCGCATTAACCGCGCCACTGACTGTGCTCGGATATGTCAGATCAACATGAACCGTGCATCCGTGCTGGGTCTTCAAGTATGTCGCAATGACGTTGCTGAACGTCAAGCTCGCGCCGGACGCATCGGCTGGCGTCCAATTCCACGGGCCGATGCCAAAGTAATGCCCCTCGCCGTCTACGCCCCAGATGGCTTCAGTGCCCGTGCTTAATGGTGCTCCGGTTGACGACGGTGCCGCGTGTGCGTCCAAAGACCAACCAAGAATGTGAATGCCGCCATCTGATGGCACCCACGAACCACCGACCGTGCGGTTCACGTCGGTATCGCAGACTGTGTAATCGATCTGTACGTCAGTCGGTGTGAAGAGAGCGCCGCCTGGCGCGGCGATCTGCAGGCAATCTCCCTGCGCCCCAATGCCATTAAGCTTGAACAATTGGATATTGGACATCGATGTCTGTACTACGAAACCAAGGCGCATCCCATAAGTGCCGGCGGTGTTCCCGTCGTAGAGCCAGTGCAGACGCTCAAAGCGATCAGTGATAACCGCCGCGCCGCAGGGATTGCAAGACGTGTCACCGATGATACCGCCGCTGCCGCCGACGCCTGGCGATGTCGCGAAAAGGTCGTGGAACCAATCGTTTTCCAGCCCCCCGCCCCACGTATTAGTAACGCCAGTGCTTACTAAGATAAACGCCGGTCCTCCTATATTTCGATCAACGCCAAGCCAGCCGTATTCGGAATCAAGTATATTGTTTATCTTTAATCCAGTACTACAAATATTAGCGCAATCGATTCCAATACGCAGGAGGTTGATCGAAGCCGCCGGTCCTTGTAACGTCAGAGGAATCGTTGCACCTGCGCCTGTCCAGATAAACTGCGTGTTCAGCGACGGTGTGGTGCTGCTTGTTTGCTCGGGATATTGCGGTTCACCCTTTATCGTTACGCCATTGCAAGACGATAGCGTCGAAGGCGAACCATTGCCGATAGTGTGAGCGGCTGCCAACTGAAACGGAGAGGTCACAAACGGGATAAGAATAGGAACGTGACTGGAGCAGGCATAGGTAATAGCGCTACTGAGGGCGGCATCGGCATTGCTGCCGCCTTTCGCTCCCCACTGACGCAGATCAGCGCCCTGAACCGGGAACACGGCATAAAAACTGTTCCCGTCGCCACTCGTCGTGTTGACGCAAGAGCCACCATCGTTTACCCGCGAGTTGGCGGCGCAGGTTCCCGTTTCAGGTTGATACCATAAGGGAGCAGCCCCCAGCCCAGCGCTGTAATCGTCCCGCCAGACGCCTTTTCCATATGTCGCGGTCAGGCTCGCCTGGAGGGTCGCTAGTGTTGCCACATGAGCCGATAACAATCCGCCATCAGCAACGGTCGTCCCGCCATTCCATATGACGACATCGCCTACCGTTGGCGCTGGGTTAGTCGGACCAATGACGTTGCCGTTACCGGCGCCAGGGAATGGATAATTCACACCATTTAGATTAATGTTAAGACCGAGTGGGGCAGCGCCACCAATGGAGTTGTAAGAAAACAACCCGCCCCCCAGAGCATTGGCCCCCAAACATAATTGGTGATAGCCACCAGGCGCATTGATCAGCGCATCGTTAATGCAGAATGGCGTCCCGGTATTGGTGATCCCCATCTCGGTCAGATAGCCTTGACCGTTCTTGTTCGATCCAGCCGAGCCCCCGCCATCGACCGCGACGGTGCATGTGCTGTTCTGGCAGCGAACCGTGTGTCCCGGCGTAAAAGAACCACTCGGGACAATTTGCCCTTGGTTCTGCGCCAACGCTGGCGAAGCAGCCAGCAAAAGTGCGCCCAGAAGCCACTTGAACACGATACCCCCTATCGGCGGCTCTTCCGCTTGCTCCGCGTGGATGACCGCTTTGATTTCTTTGCGAAGTCCCGCAATTGGGATTCGCTCATGCCAGTCTCTGTCCGCTTGCCGGCACGTTTCCGCGCTAACTCGGCACTCATAAAGCGCCGCTGTGTTTCTGATGAACTAGGCACCAAAATGCTCCTTGGCAAATAGCTCTGCATATCGCTTCAGAAGCCATGTATTATATGAAGTTGTACAAATCACCAAATTTTCGTGTCTATTATCATCTTTCATCATATTAACGTGGTGAACGCACTCACCTTTTCTTATTCGTCTTCCCAACACTGTTTCAGCTATCACCACATGCTCAAGCCTCTGTTTACCTCTTTGATTGTACACCCTGTAGCCAGAGCTCTGCAAAAAAGAAGGGCCATCACGGAATTGAGTTTCAGCAAAACACGCCCGGCAACGCTTCCCTTGAGGATTACTCGTTAAATGAGGGCAATGCGTCGTACGGTACATCGATTTCCCATCTATCTGCCCTACATAATGATTGTGTTGTCTTCTATAACGATTTACAGCCGTTTGAGGTAAATTATTCAGCTTTTGAATATGGCGTTTTTGCTGTAGCGATTTCATATCGAATCCCAAGAGCTTCTTTAGTTGTCTGGGTTTCATAATGGCCAAAACGTTTTCACTCTCTGCGGGCATGGCGACCCCTCCACCAGATCACGGCGAGCACAAAGAGACCGTACAGCCCCACGCCGACGAGCTGCGCCTGCGTCGGGTTGGCGATCACCATCAGCCACAGCACAAAGGCGCTTGATACGATCGCCAGGTCGGTTAGCGCGGCCAGCGCGACGAGGCTCTTCTGGCTCAGCGACTTCATCGAAAGGAACATCAGGCTGGTGAGCGCATGCGTCAGGTTAGGCTGCGGCGGTGGGGCCGGCGCTATCTCGGGAACATCGGTCTCCTCGACCGCCGTCAGCCGGGTGCTACGCATCGGCGTGATCCCCCCGGATCTCGCGTGCCCAATCCTTCATATTGCGTCCTCCGGCGTCTTCATCACTAACCTTAGCATTTAACTTCTCGTCCCCCAAATAGAGCGTGGTCGTGCTTTTGAGCACGTCGATGCGGATGTCGATTGCCGCCTTCATTTCCGGCGCATTGACCTCATCGATGAGGTCTTCGGCAAGTTGGAGGAGTTTCTGACGGAGAGGGTTTTCACTCATTGGATGCCCAGTGCTGAATGTTGGGGTGATTGATAGCCTACCGCTGCGCCGATGGCCGGGATGGTTCGCTGAATGCCGGAGGAAACAGCTTCTCGGCTGCGATCAAAAGCGGACGGCTGCGTCTGCCGAAGTTTTTCCGCCGCCTCAAACATCTGTTTCACCGCTCTATTAGGACTGAACATATGTTCTCTCATGCTCCTGAAAATTTGGAACCCCGCTGCCGACGCTAGCGCGCTAGGATCAAAATGCACCAGAGCATGAATCAGCTGATCACCAGAGGCGATATCCAAGAGCGTGCTTCCAAGGCCACCCTTTACATTTCGCCCTTGAACAATAGACCTGTGGACGACATCCTTTTCGATGGAGCGGACCTGACCGTAAGCGTTCTTGAGCGCTTGATATCCCGGACCTGTGGCTTTTTCGATAGTCGTGTCCAGCGCCTCACGCATTTTATTGGCCACCATCGCATCGATAGCCGCCGATCGTGATGCGTAATTTGGCGTAGCCTGCCGATAGAACGCCTGTAGTTTCCCGTTGAAATTTTTAATGGCTTCCTGCGCCTCTAACGGAGTATACGCTACTTTCGCAGCGTAGTTATCTGCCAATTGATTTGCGGCCCTGACGACATCACTATCGCTTTCAGCTAAAGTAGACTTCCCAAGTTTTCGCAATTCCTTGACAATAGGATTAAGATCAACCCACAGGCCTTTGGTTTTTTTTAGAGCCTCTTGCTCGATTGCGGACATACGATCAAGGTTAGCTCTGGCGGCGTTTAATTCTTTTCTGGCCGCAGCCTGCCCCTCTATCGAGTTCATGCCGGACAATCGCATTTCAGCATCTCTAACTGCCAGACTTGCATCCATCGCTTTTGATTGAGCCTGCGCCAAGTCTCTCTGGAATGCCTGTGGAACAGGTGCGCCTACATTGGTTGCGGCAGACGCCGCTGTAGCTTTAGCGTTGTATTCCTCAAATATTTTCCGCTTTGTCTGATCTATGGACTCCGCGAACTGTGCAAGGCTCTGTGGAGCCTGTCCGACGATTTTGTCGGGTCTAGTCGGATCAGTAAGCTCCAGAGAACCTTTTCTATCGAGAATGTGGTCTAATGCGCCTCGGAAACCGGCATAAGCATCATTCGCCTTGGTGACAGTCCCCTTCCCAGCCACGCCTGGCTTGATGTATTGCGTATAAACGTGCTTGATAAAATTTTCGGCAGCTTCCGGCGTCCCGAGAGAAAGGGCATGAGATAGCGCCCCAAACGCTCCACCACCTGCTCCGCCTTCAAGCCCGCCCCTGACAAGCTGTCCCGCCTTGCCTTTCGCGAAATCGCCTGAAGTCTCGGGGGTCGCGGCACCACTGATTGCGCCGCCCATCGCGCCTTGGACAATGCCAGACCCAACCCGGCCCATCAGGCTAGCGCCACCCATCTCGGGCGCGATGATCGACAAGGGTGCGGTCAGAGCAACATCACCGGCAATCCCGCCGACTGTGCGGCCCCAGCCTTTGTTGTAACCCTCTTTCTCAAGCTGCTTCTCGCGCTGCTGCAACTGAACATCAACGGCCTTGGCCGCTTCCGGCTGGACCTGATTGGCCTTTTCTTGCTCAGCCGTGTACGCAATCGGTGGCGGATCGAGCGTCGCGTGTGCGCCAATCTGTCCAAGACCGTAAATCTTATCCATCAAGCCCGCGCCAAAGCCTTGGGCGAACGATGGCGGTTGATCTAACGGAACATTATCCGGCAATCGCTGTGCACTGCCGGCAGACGGCGCGTCGAGCTTCACATCGTCAGGGAGTTTTACGGCTGCCATTTAGAGCCATCCGGCGCCTGGTAAACGTCTTTGCCTTGATATGTCCCGATCTTCTTTGAGCCGGCAGGGATGCCGGGGGGCAATGCTTCGGTTGGCCCTCCTCCACCCTTGCCCGCTTTATCCGTAGTTTCCAGCGCTTCCTTCGTATGGTCAAACAGCTTCTCGCGAAACGTTCCTTGCCGCTTTTCATCCTGACCAGCGTACTGAAATTCCAAACCGCGCATCTGACCTAACATGAGGCGCCGCGCTGTCTGGATCACACCCTTGAGCTGTTCAGGTGAACTGGACCGATCAAAGTCTGCTTGCAACTCAAGACGTTCCGCTCCCGTACCCGCGTTGTTGCCTAAAACAGCTTTAACAAGCTCGTCGGCTACAATCTTTTTAGCGACATCGAAGTCCACCGGACCTTCATAGCCAAATTCTACGAGAACGCGGTTCTTAAGGGCATTAAGCTTTGGCGTATCCTTATTCTGCAAGGCATCGGCTAACTGCTGCAAAACGTCGGTATGATCGATCGCCACATTAAGCGAGCGTATCGTATTTCCCTGCGCGCCTGACCCAAACGCCTGTTCCATCGCCCCCAATGCTCGGATGCGAGCAGCAGCCATAGCCACCGCTTCAAAGCCGGCCTCAGGATGCTCCTCCATAAATTTCTGCATGGCGATGGCAGGCGCTGAGCGCGGCTGGCTTGTTCCCCTTAATCTGACACTGCCGCCCGGAGGAACCTCCAGCGGTTCATTGGTACCGGCCATGAACCATGAGCCATCGGAAGATTGATAAGCCGCTACATTTGTTCTAGTAACCTTACCGTCTGGTCCAACAATATCGATGTTCTTCGCTGCGGAGGGTTTAGAGAACGTGCCGGCTGCTTGGCGCTTGGCCTCTCCCTCATGCTGCAAGTGCTCTGCGGGTGTAACCGGGCGACCCTCTTTTTGTTCTAACTCCTTATCTTTCTGCTCCACAGAGGCGGCTATCTCTTTCTCTTCGCGGGCTTTCTTGGCATTGTCGTGTTGCGCCTCAGTAATCTGCGTCGTTAATTGCTGAACCCGCAGACTTTTCTCGATGTTTTCGACGCTCTTCGGATCGAGATGCTGCTGAAGCTGGTACGCAGTCGAAAGCGTCCCAAGCTCCGTGACCTTTTGATCGTAACTCTTGCGGGCGTCCTCCACGATGTCGCGCGCTTCACCATGCAGCAACTCGATCAGCTTCAAGCCGTTGTCGTTGTGGTCCTTCCAGCGCTTGTAGGCGATGTCATAGGCCCGCACGTCGGCCTGGTTCGCTGCCTGCAACATCTCGCCAGCCGCGTTGATCGCAGCCGTATGGTTCTTTCCAAAGAACCCGCCGAGCATCGCCAGCCCGATGGCCGCGCCCGCCCACTGGTTCCAATTCTCACGCATGTCCTGGGGCGGATGCTCGCTGCTCAACTCCCACTTGGCCATCGCCGCCCGTGCGACCTTGCGCAAGTCCTTCCCTTCTGCGAGCGCGTCGTCATACTCCTTGCTGCGCTTCTGAATGTCCTGCTGCCAGGTTTGCAAGTATGCGCTGGCACCCGCGTTAAAGGAACCAAGCGCGTTAGATCGCAGGTTTGTCTCCTCGCTTCCCGGCGAGCCGGCGGGACGCTCAAACGAACTGGTGAATACCCCGTATCCCTCCTGTTCGCTGATATTCGGGTTCATCAACTCCGCTTTGTGCTTTGCGGCAATCGCATCGCCCCCGTTAAATTCTGAAATGGAAAACTTCGCATCCGCCCGCGCAATGGCCACGGGGTCGTTCATATCGACTTTGTTATTTTTTAGATAGTTTGCAAACTTTACGGCTCGCTCACCGTGATGCTGGGTAAGACCGATAGAAGTAGGATTGCCGTATTCGTCATAATCACCTGTTGCATAAACATTCCAACCGGATTCCACACCAACGCGACGAGACGCTCCTTCAACCGCAGCCGGCGGATATCCCGCCGCGAGCCATTCGTCGCGCCACGCATCTTTGATCGGATTTGATTGACCGCCAATATCCTTAGGCATAGCGGCGATCTGCTCACCCGGGATTGAGTTGGGCAGAACCGCTGGATGACTAGAATTATTCGGCAATGGCAATGGCTGATCGCGGCTGATGTCCGAAGGCTGGAACGTCGCCCCGCTCGGCAGGGTAACGATAGACCCACCAGGCGGCGCTGGCTCGGCGACAAGTCCGTTCATTGAGCGATTGCCTTATCCACAGCACTGCCGATCGGCACGAGACCCTTTGCAAGATTGCCGATTGCCGCACTGAAATCGCTCTGCTGCTTCAACTGCGCGTTGAGCAACGTTTCGAGTTCTTGCTGCGAAATATGCGTCCAGTCCAGCCCCTGCGAGGCAAGCTGCGCGCCGATCAGCGCAATCTGACCAGCGGTCGCCCGATCAGCCTGCTCCAACTGCTGATGTTCAGCCGTGGAACCTGTGTAGCCAAGCTGGGCAAAATTCGACCGAATCCCAGCCTTGTCCGCCGCGTTCTTCGCATCAACAACTTGTTGCATTCCCGGCGGCAAGGTGCCGCTGAGTTGATACGCGCTCAGCGTTTTGCCCATCGATGCGGCTTGCTCTTGCGCGTTCTGCAACTGCGCCTGACCCGGCACTTGGCTCGGTTTGCCGAACATCGACAGCAAGGCCGGTGCGGCGCTCAGCAGCAATCCGGGGTTCTTCTTGGCGAAGTCGATGATTTTAGAACCAATATCTGCTGGAGCAGTCGCTTTAGCCGCCGTGGTCGCAGCATTGGTCGTGCCGACGCCGGGCTGAGCCGTCGCCGCAGTAGCTGGAGTACTGACCCCACCGCTCGGCGCCATCGCAACCTGCGTCGCGTCCGCCGCGGGCACCCCGCCGCCTGTCGCCGAAGCCAGTGGCGTTGCGGATGTCGCCGGCATCGTCGTTGGCGCGGATACGCCAAAGCTCGCTGCACTTGGCCCAGATGGCGCGGCGATGGGCGCGCTCGTAACTGGCGCTGCACCCGCTGCCCCAATTTCGGGTAGCGACCCAGGTTGCATCTGATCGCCAAATGTGCTGGTCGGCGAGCCAACAACGCTAGGCGAGCCGCCAAACAGACTAGTTGCTGATCCCGCCAGTTCGGAAGCGCCAAGGCCGGCACCAAGCGCCGCCGCCGCACCACCCGCCGCCGCCTCCCCACCAATGCCCGCACCTACAGCCGGGGCAATCACGGAAACTTCCGGCAGGGCTATGCTCGCGCCAATGCCTCCTGCGAGTTCGGGGGCTAAAGCCGCCGCCGCAACCGGCGCTGCCGCTGCCGCGCCAACATCAGCGGCACCTAATCCGCCGGCCAACAACGCGCCCGATATAGGGTCGTGGAATACTCCACGCACCCGCTCCGGCCTAACGACATAACCAAACGCCGCCGCCGCAAGAAGCGCTATGTCGAACCATGCAAAGTCGATCATGACCGCCGCTCCAATCGGCACACATCGCGCCCTAGCAGATGTTGCATCTTACCAGTTCGGTGGAATCCTAGCCATTCCAGCCAGCGAATGGACTTTGCCTCTTCCACAGCGACATCAACGAACAAATCGCCATAGACATCGGACCAGCGTTTGATCTGCGCGTGGCTTTGCTGCAAAAACAGTTTTTTATGCCGCTCCACGCGCTCGGTAGACGCGATCATCCAGCAAAAGCCGCCAACCGGCGTACGAGCCACCCCGCCCATCGCGATAGGGTCGCCATCGGCAAAGTAGGTAAAGCTCTCCGTCGAGTTATCCAGCGATGAACAGAGCATGTCGGCTGGCGAGGCATTCAGTTGCTCGGAGAGCGAAACCATCTCCTTCCGCCGCGCAGAAGACATCTGCGCCAGCAGCGGTTCGATGTGTTCATACTCGCCTGGCAACCGCGTCATCATTTTGTAATGACCCAATCCACCCAATCACCGTTCAGTTCACCCGAGAGTTGCGACAGGGCACAGTCGCAGGACCACCCGCTGAGGATAAAGACGACCTTCTTGGTCCGCGCCCAATCGCGGCAAAATCGATACAGGTCCATGAGGTTCTGCGATCCTTCCCCTCGGATTTCGACGCCCATCCGCCGCTCACCAATCGGCTTCGCATGCCGCGACCAGCCAAACCGCTCGATCACAATCGACCGCCTCGATACCGGATCGATCTGCGTCATAGCCAGCAGCACGGCATCGACATTCTTGATGAACAGAAAGTCGTTGCTTGAGGACCACGTTGAGATCTGCCCCTTCATCGTCGGCGCGGTATAGAGACCCGGCCAATAGAAATTGCAGCGGTCCAGCAGCCACTCGCCCCACTCGTTCCAATCTTGCAACGTCATCCGGCTAATTTCCGCCGGCACCCGCGTAGAACGCACCGGAGCCGGTGCGTTAATTGGAAATTCCTGGGGGGTGGGCCTGTTTAGCGGCGGGCGACCCCGTGGGCGTGGGAGTACCTGTGGTTCCATCAGTTCAACCCCAAAATCTGAGCGGCCTGCTGGTGCATGTCAAAATGCAGGCGGACCCACGCATCTAGCTGGTCCTTGTTGCGGAAATCAACAGAGGATAGGTCGAAGTTTTCAATGTTCAGCACGCTCGCGAAGTCGTTGTGCGCTTGCTGATGGAGTTGCAGCCACCCCGTCACATTACTCACCGGGAACGGGTCCAGCGGATACAGGGTCAATTGCTGGTTAAATTTAACAAACGATTGCTGAACAATTGCGAGATGCTGCGCTTGATTGCTGAACGACCACTCGAACACGGAGGGCAGGTTCCCCATGTCGGGCGTGTTGAGCAGTGTCGCCAGAGACATCGCATTACCCCGAAAAATAGACCATCAGCCCAGCCAACCCGGTGTTGTTGGCGAGGTTCGTATCGGCAATAGCGGTCGTTGTCGCCGACCCGGCAATGAGGCACGATCCCGTTGAACTGCTCGCCGGAATGTTGATCCACGGCACCGTCGTGATGCTCGTGAAGTTGGAATAAGAGCTGATCAACCCGATACCAATTCGGTTCGAGGCGCCGCTGGCGACCGGCAGGCTGATGGTCAGAACCCCCGTGGAGGATCCCTTGGCCGACAGCACAAGATTGAAGGACGCCACGACGAGATAGCCAATCGTGAAATACTGCCCGCCCTGCGTGGCAAAGGTCATGCCCGTGGCGGCACCGCCCAGTGCCAGTGCCGGAGTCCACGCCTGCTCCGTGGACGAAACCCAAGTGCTAGCGCCCCGGTTAAGGACGGCACCCTGCGTGGAGCTGATGATCGTGTCGAGAATGCTTGTCAAGGAAAGCGGTATAGGTATGGCCGACCCGCCCGTAATGTTGCCCAGCAACCTGTTCTGTGCGATCGACGCCAGCGTTAGCGTACCGGTCGTGGTGATTGTTCCACCCGCCAACCCTGTCCCAGTGGCCACACTGGTCACGGTGCCGGCGGAAATCGATGAGGCGCTGCCGAGATGATATCCGCCCGAGCCAGTGTTCAGCGTCGGGTCATAGGTCAGAGTAAATGCGTTGTTTAGGACGATCTCGCCGCCGGTCAGCGCGACCGGTCCCGCCGCCGTGTCATTGTAGACCGGCAATGCCGCCGTCCCCGCAACAGCTGCCGTAACCGCACCCGAGTTTGACGCTGCCGCAATAGCGCTCACCCGGATCAGCGGCTGAAGAGCAAACGGCGGTGTCCCTGCTGTCGGCGTCGTATAAGGCGTCATCACCAGCGTATTGGTGCCCGAGACCGTGCAGGGGATCGTGCCAAGCGAACCGGCAGCATTGAAATTGTCGTCAAGCCAACCGCTGACCCACTGGTTCAGGCTGCCGAATTGATGCGCATAAGCCATTTAGTACCTACACGTTCGAGGCATAGTTTTGCTCGGACAGCATGACCGACATCATCGTCAAATCCGAGGCATTTGTCTGGATTGTAAACCCGGTCAACCTCCCGCTCTGCCCTACTGGATATGGACCAAATACCGTAAGCCCGGGCCCGCCAAAGAACCCCGGCTGTGCCGAATTGTTGACCCACGAACCCGACGTGCCGCCGTTATTTGTCCACGTCCCATTGGGCGACGGCACCACGCTCACAACCGCATTGCCGGTCCCGTCTGCAAATTCATTGTCGATAGTGATAGTGATCGGCTCGTCCAATGTAAAACTCTGGGCCATACCGCTAAGCGAACGACTGGTCTTGGTCATAAAATAGCCGGGATCAGAGAACAATTTCGACTGCGCAACCTTTGTAAATGCCGTTGACGGCCCTGCAAACAGTTCAAATATGTTTGTCCCGTCTGTTCCCCAAGCCGTCAGAACGGAATTAAGATCACGGGTTGCAATATAGGCAAGGTTGCGTTCTTGCTGTGTCGTAAACAGCCGCCGACCATCCCACATCAACAGCTTGTTGACGAGCACCCCCGTGAACGTATCGATCACAGGAAGCAGGAGCATATAAACGGGGATGTTGAAGATCGACGCTACCGCCGAAGAGAAGTCCGCCGTCTGCCCAAAGATCGGTCCCGACGCATAGAACCCGTCGAGTGGGGTGCTAATTTTCTCGACCGCACCGCCGTTTGACACAAAAATACCGATCGTGTTTGCCATTACAATCTGGCGACTGAATACCTGCACACTCGACTGCCACGGTGAGCCAAACTGTGGGTCCACGTTTTGGTTGGAAAACGTGGTGATCGGCGTCGCCACCGTCGTCGAGCTGCTGGACGATGCAGTCTGTACGTTCGACAGGTAGTTCATGCTGCTGTCGGCAATGAGATAAAGAAACCCGTTAGCCTGTTTGAGGCTGTGTATGCCAACGCGGATGAACGAATCAAACTGCTGAAACCCACCGCCACCATCACCAAAGTCAACCGGGCTTTGCGGTGCGCTATACAGCACGCGGTTCTTTGGCGGGGTATCCGATGTGGCAGCACCATTAGCCACCCACACCCGCTGCTGATACGTCTCGACAGTCGTGCCGGATACCCCGAACGGCATGAGCTGCACCGTTATATTGGCCGCATTGTTGCCGCCCGTAAACGACGCCACGGCTCGCGTGTACCCATGCCCCATGTTCTGCATCAGAACGTTGGTTACCGATCCGCCCGCTATCTGAGCGATGGCAATCGCCCCCGTACCATCGCCGTCAATCTTTACAATCGGGACCGAAACGTACCCGCTACCACCATCGTGAATGGTGATGCCCGTGATTTGCCCGAAATTAACATTGCAGAACCCCGAGAACCCGGTGCCGCCCGGTATAGCCGGCGTACCGGGAATGCCCGGATCACCTACCACGATCGTCGGCGGTGACGTATAGCCTTGGCCGGCATTGATGATCGCCACTGCCGTGATTGACCCATTCTGAATGGCGAGACTAGCCGAGGCCCCGGAGCCACCGCCGCCGGTAAAAATGGCGAAAGCACGACCCGTATAGCCTGTTCCCGGATTGTTGATAATGACTTGGGAGACCCCGCCCTGAGTCTGCTGCGGCGCCTGATTGATCGGGTCCGCTATCGCCTGATTGTCGCTGCCGCCGCCTTGAACCGTGACCGCCACAATCGAATCAACGGTAAATCCCGACCCCGGATTGGTGACAAGAACCTGTTGAACCGAACCATTTTCAAGGATCGCCGTGAAGGCGCCAGTCGAGACAAAGCCTGTGTCCGCCTGAACAGTGAAGGTTGGATTTGACGTATAGTTACTGCCCCCATTATCGACAGAGACCAGAGGGCCGAAACTTCCTGCCGTAAACAGATTGGTGCCGTCCCACAACCAGTAGCCATTCTCCTGCGCCGCGGCGAGAATCAGGTACTGGCTGCCCCATTGGCTAAAACCTATCGTGGTCGAGGGATTCAGAATGGTCCCCGCGTTTCCTATCGTCGTTTGCATCCCGGTGTTCGCATCCACTTGCGTCAGCGAACCATTGGTCGTCAGAACCACGATGTACTGCGTGTCGAAGATGTTAAAGAACTGAAACCAGACAACCACGCCCGCCGCGAATGAGGTCAGATTGCCCCCGGTCCCCGGCAATGTCCGCATGTTGCTTGGGCCGAATGGGATAAAACCGTCCATCCAAAACGCTTCACCGCGAGCAATCGCGGGCCGCGGCGGCTTTGTATTGAGCGTGCTGAACTCCTCCCACACAAGCGGGAAGAAACCTGACGGAAAGCCGGAATTGTCGCCCTGTTCGCCAGGGGAATTAAGTTTGCTGTCGCCGCCGGCCATTAGTAACGGCCGTACGGGTTGATCATCCTGCCAGGACGTGCATACCCGCTGTAGCGATGGACCATATTATCGTAAAGGTCCAAGTAAAACTTGGCAGCGTTAAGGTTCTGGAGTTCGAGATAGCACATGTGCGCAGCGTAAAACGGTACCGTCTCAGTCCAAGGTCCAGGGATAGCCTCGTCGTCCTGATCGGTTACTAAGTCAGCAGGCAAGCAGAACGTATCCCATTCCATCTGATAGACAGTAGAGGGGATCGGGTACATATAGAGCGAGCCACCTTCGCCTTGCCCATACTGCGAGAAAATGGTGCTGACGTACAGGTATTGTTGCGGATACTGGCGTATCATCGCCTGATACGTCGTGAACGGATAACACGGAAGCGAGTAACGATAGTTGGCGAAAATGAAACTGACGCCGTGAACCGCGAAGATACCCTTGACCCCAGCGAACTGGCTCAACGGCACGTCCCTAAAGTTATAAATCTCCTGCTGCTGCGACGTGACGTTGATCGGGTTGGTACTCGCGACCGCTGTCGCCCCATGCCCAGTAGGGTCGGTAATCGTGACCTCGGGCTGGAAGTAGCCATCACCGCCATAAGAGACGCTGATATTGCTGATCTGCCCGCCGATCTGCTGCGCTAAGGCGGTGGCCTGCTGGCCGCGCGGGTTCGGCAATGCACCGCTAGGGAAGTCCGGCGGGGTGATCGTCACGGTGGGGTTCGTGTAGCCGGTGCCAGGCGTCAACACTTGGATCGTAACGATCGACCCGGAGACGGGCGTCAGGATGCGGATGCACTGCGTCCGCATCGCCACCTCACGGCGGGCGCGGTTGATGTAGCTGTCGATATCCCCGATATCGATAAATTTCTGCTTGGTGTCGCGAATAAAGCGTTGCACCTGTTTCCTGTATTCGTTCAGCATCACGCATTCTCGCGGGGCGGAGTGATGCCGAGTCGGTTAGCTAGGAACGGATCTGGCGACTGCTGATAAATAAACGGCTCAACCGATGGGGTTGCGCCGCCACGTGCCTTCTGCACGAACATCCCGTACAGCTTCATCATCTCCGCCGCGGCCTGCGTATTTTGTGCGGTCAGCAACGCGAAATAGGCCGCGTAGTACGGCACCGCATCGGTCCAAAGATAGGGCAGTGCTTCTGACGTATTATCGTCAATTAATGGGGAGGGGAAACAGACTGTATCGAGCGACAACGTGTAGGGGCCATCCGGCAAATTAATCCAGAGTGTGCCGAGCGCACCTTGCCCGAATTGAGCAAAAACCTCGGGTGCCTTCGCTACCTGTTGATTACAGACATAGTAGACAAAGAACCACTCCCACGGGCGAGGCCGTACAAGAACAGCACCATTACCGAGCGCATAGTTAGCCATCCGAACATTCAAGACCCCCTGCACGCCCTGCACGCCAGCAGGGAATGTGATGGAAGAAAACGGATACTCCTGCGTCGGGGCATTGACCGCCAACGTCGCGTAAACACGGATGCACTCGGCTTCGCCCGCAATCTGCCCCCGCGCCGTGTTGACGTAGGTCACGAGGTCGGCAAGGTTGTATTTCGCCTCTCCGACATCATTGAGCAGCAGCTGGGTCTGTTGGAGATAACTGTTCAGCATCACCGACCCGCCTGCGCCTGGGCTTGCGGCGCTTCAGTCAACGACGTTTTCCCGGCCGCGTCTTTCGTTCCCATGTCGCCCGGAAGGTTACCCGGCAGCACGCTCGGCGACGACATCTGACGGGCGCGACGCATCAAGGCCGAATAGCGCGCCAGCATCTTGTCCGCGTCGCCCTGCCGCTGCATGTTCTGCATGCCCAACCACGCCGCGTAGAACGGCACAGCATCGGTCCAGGGATAGGGGATCGCCTCTACTGTCGTGTCATCGATCAGCGCGATCGGCGTGGCAACAACATCCAAAAGGGCGGCGGTATTGACGTTTGGCGTCGGATAAAACCACAGGTTACCTGCCTCGCCCTGGCCCAATTGCGCCATTGCCGTTGGCTGCCCCGTTACCGCCGAATTGAGGAGGTAGTAGTTGAAGTACCAAACCCAATTACGAATAGCCAAACGACTCGTACCAACGGCACCCATCCGAACCGAAATCACCGCGTTCGCCCCAGAAACCGCAGTCAACGAAATAGCGGAAAAGGGATACACAAAGGTGCCCGCCACGATCGGCAGCGTCGCCGACACGCGGATGCACTCGCCCTCGCCCGCAACCTGGTTGCGCGCCACGTTGATGTAAACGGTGGCGTTCGCAGACGAGATGAGCGGGATCGGCGAGTTCGGCGCCTGGATCAGCTCATTGAACTGCGTGAGATACGCTGCAAGCAACCGACCCTCCCATGA